GGACAGCCACGTTAGTATCCAGATCATCCGGCAACACAACTGCAATACGACGACCATAGCGGCAAGCCTTAGTGTTACCTTGACCTGAGCCAGCGATGTTCTTTGGGCAGGTCTCGCAGGTCTTACCCTGTGGCTGCTTCACACTTGCATCTGGCTTGCGACCATCGGGTGACCAGCAGTCAGGCGGCGCAGCTTCTGCGTTTGGGTCATAGGTCTTAGCGTAGAACGTGCGGGAAATATCTGTTGATGCGTTGACGATAACCACACGCAGCGGTGCTTTCAACTTACCGACTTCTTCACCGTTAGCCAAGCGGCGTAGGATGCCGTTCTTTGCAACGATACGCTTTAATGCTTTCTTCTTCATCAGCGACTGGGTAAGTGCCGATGGAGTTTTCTTTGCTGAGAGTGCTACATCACCAGACTTAAAAATGGAAACTTCTGTGCTCATTTGCTTCTCCTTACGGTAATTTTATATTTGCTGTCAGACATAAGACCTTTGGGTAACTGGTCTGGATTCTCTTCGAGGAATTGCTTCATGTTGCCTTGATGTATGCGCTTCTCGAAGAGCCCAAACGCATCATTTTCTTTTACAAACTCGTACATAGAATCCCAATCATTAGTCCAGAACCGGGTATCGACTCTACGCATTATGGTACCAGCGGGGGTCTTGATGCTATCAGCATTGTTCTCCTTGCACAACTCCAGCATCTCATTTGCTATGAGGGATAACTGTTCCTCAAGCTCTTTATGTTTTTCATCAAACTGCCGTTGCAGTTCATCCCGCTTGTCTCGTATTTTTATGTAAATCTCCGCCAGTTGGTCGGCGGGGTAATCACTCACGTCCATCGTAGCTCCTTCAGTAGAATTGCGGGGTCACCGAGTGGAAGACCTGTAGGGGGAAAGCGTACTAAAAACCCCACGGTGTTAGCCCGGCCCCCGCTGCTGTAGTTATTGTCCCCACACACAGCTTGGGTGTCCTCACATCAACCTCTAACTTCTCACTTCACCAGCCACCAGCACTTGCGCACTGATACCTGAACTATACACCAACTTTTGACATTGTCAAGCGCCGTGAAGCTCTTGTTTGTACAAGTCGATTATTTTTGTGTGGTTGGCTATGTTGTTGCGCAGCATTCGGTACAGCCTTGACTCTACCTCGCTGCCTTTGATATGCACGATGGTCATTGCGTTCTTCTGGCCGGGGCGGTTGATCCGTGCATTTGCCTGTAGGTAAGTTTCTACGCTCGTCACAGGCGCGTACCAAATAATCGTATCTGCCGCCGTCAATGTCAACCCATGGGACGCTGCCTGTGGTTGAATAATTAACACTCGCGGTTCTTTATTATTTTGGAATCTTTGTATTACATCGTTGCGTTTGTTGACCGTAACCTGTCCGCTTATGATGTCGCACGTAATACCAACGGATGTAAGGTGGCTCATGAGTAGCTCAATTGTATGAGTGAATGGCACGAAGACCAGCACCTTGTTACTTGACTCCTCAATAACCTCCTGCACTACCTTCAACCGGTTGGACACGTCAAACTCTACGACCTCTTTGGTATCGGAATAAACTGCGCCGCCAGAGATTTGCAGAAGCTTGTTCAGGTTAACTGCTGCGTTGACAGACGTTACTTCTTCTCCCCCTGCGTTGATCATCATTTGCTGCTTGAGCGCCTTGTAATACTTGTCCTGTTGCGGGGTAAGCGGGGCTTCCCGTTCTGTGTAGGTTACCTCCGGCAGGTCCAAACATTGCGCTTTTTCAAACCTTATTGCTGGTTGTAGTGCATTATGTACAGTGACCTCGGCGTTGGCTCTGGGTATCCAGCGGAACTGCCCTACCTTCTCCATGACCTTGTCTCGGAACTGACCAAAGAACTTGGGTACGCCGTCTGGGTTAACCAGCTTTGCTATGCCGTAAGCATCCACAGGTGACTGCGCAGCGGGGGTGCCGGTCAGCATCCACAGCCATGTCTCAGGAGTAAGCACTGACTTCAGCGTTTTCCAACGGGCAGTCTGCATGTTCTTGTATGCTGAAGCTTCGTCAACGACGATCAGGTCAAACCCACCGTTCATAACTTCTTCTTTGACAATATCCAGCCCGTCGAAGTTGATGATGACGAACTCTGCTTCGCCGTTGATGACTGTCTTACGTTGGTCTCGCTTGCCGTACGCAATGTCGCAGCTACGGTGCACAGCAAACCGGAACAGGTCGTTCTGCCATGCCGACTTCATAATGGATAGCGGACAGATAATAAGTACGCGGCGTACCAGACCCAGCTTCATCAGGTAATCAGACGCCCAGATAACCGCAGCGGTCTTACCTGTACCTTGCTCGTTGAAACAGAATGCTCGCTTGCGCAGGGTTAAGAATGACGCGGTTTGCTTCTGGTGCTCAAACGGTTTGAACTGCCCCGGCCAATCATAGTCTCGGGTTATGGGTGACGGCACGTTTTTAATATTTAGCTTAGCCAGTGCTTGTGTTTCAGGCAGTCCATAATGCACAGCGACATCGTGCAGATCATCTGGCAGTCTACCGATGACCTTGCTCTTTTTAATTGTCTCCGTTATCAAGTGCGGGCGTCTCGTTCTGATGACGATGACTTTGTTATCTACGATTTGCATCTGAGTTTAATTCTATTTCTGTAATGGTCAAATTCAATTAAGGCTTCGTAGTCTAAAATAATTGAAGCCGTATCCAGCGGGGAACCCGCAGGTGCATCCATAAGCACCTCTTCGTCTACCCAATCTGAACCTAACATTGTTAGCCAGATCATGCGGGCCTCCTCCGTAGACATCTCAATGTCTATGGGCTCTTCTCCACCCGCAGGGTAGTGTTTTATTTTCACTTCTTCCGCTCACGCTTACTGACCTCGGACTTCAGACTACGATCAGACCCACGTAAGAAAGACCGATTAGCGCCAGCACTCTCCACCTTCAAACCTGTTGTGTTGCTACCGCCCTTAGACAATGCTTTAGTGTGTGCTACGTCTTTACCATCACCCTTGCTAACTTTGCCTTCCTTCATCAGCTTGGCACGGGCGGCGTTGCGCGTAGCGCGTTTCTTAATCTGTTCTGGGGTGCCCTGATACTCTTCGTATTCTTTTTTGTATGGGCGTGGTTTATTTATATAGGGCATGGGATGTTTCCTTCCTCAAATTAAAATACGCATTAGGGGAGTCCGGCATACGTTTCATAGAATACTTCAAATACAAAGCGCCGCAAATAAAATCACCGTTGCTTATGTACTGCCTAGTGTCTCGCTCCACCCGGTGCTTCCACCCGTAACTACCCGTGCTGGTGTTAATAGTTTTTCTACGGTCCAAAGCATCGTAATTCAATAACCACTCAACTACAGCAATAAAGCCTTGGGGCGAAATAGACCCGTATACGTGACCGTCTAAGTCTGGGTAACGGTATTTGGGCTTGTATGCAAACCCGTTAGCAGTCAGGTCCGGGTATTCTTCAAGCACTTTGTTGATGCACTCTTGGGCTTCAGCTTCAGTCATTAACCTCTCCTATTATGTGCGCAGCTTGAGACGGGGCAGAATTTACACAGGGGGCCGGACACCGGGTTCCACACGTTCGTCTTTATCGCTGCTTCTAACCGAGTTAACTCCGGCTCCATTGAGTTCAGGTACGACAACTGCATCATGAACTCGTGCTTCTTCTTTACCATCTCATTGCTAACTACAAACAACAACGCAGACTTGATCTCCATGATCTTGGGGTAGTGCGTAAAGACTGCACCTGCCAGTAGGTCTAGCTGCTTGGTGTCGGCGTACTTGGCATTCTTGCTGGTCTTGTAGTCCACCAGATACGCAGTTTGCTTTTCCTCGTTGATAATCAGCAGGTCAGCTATGCCTCTCCACCAGACATCCTTTGCGAAGAAGTCGCACGGAACAAACTTGCCGTCCCGTTTAGCAATACCCAACTTGATCTCACAGTGCTTGTCTCCCTCGATCTTTGATAGAGCTTCTAACGTGGGGGCTATGAACGAAAACTTGGCGGGAATCGGCTTACCGTCTCGGATAAATTCCTCAGCCGCCGTATGTAATTCCTTGCCGTAAATGGTAGCCGTAGAATCTTCATCTTTGAAGTCCTTAAGTATGCGCAAGTGGTGGTACTTCTTCGGGCATTGATCGAAGGTTTTGATGCTGCTGTATGACCATGCTAAACTCAATTAAGCCTCCGCAAGTTCTTCACTTTTTACTATGTACGCTTCGCGTTTCTTAGGATCGCCCTTACCGCGCACGAATGGGTTCCACCAGTACACACCATGCTTACGTTGTTTAAAGTGCCCTCGAACATAGTGGGCTGCGATGTCAGCGCGTTGCGTAATGGTGCCGTCAGCATCGACGGATTCAATTTCTTCTAAATGCAATACGGTATAAGCACTAGCGGAATACCGTTTCTTTTTCTTGGCCCCCAGACTTAACCCCGGCGGCGGTAGCTTAGCTGCTACCTTGGTGTACTTAACGCCCGTTTTGCAGTTGAGCATCAAGGTGCAAGCAAACAAAAGCAGTGGTAACTCCGATACACTTTCCTGTATAGCCGTGCCTGATGCTGGGTGTGAGAATAGTCCAGCAAGTCTTTCCGGTGGTACGTTAGCGCGTTGGAACGCATCCAAAATGCACATCGACGGAAGAACTTTAAAATACGCAACGTCTGTTGGGTTGCATGGAGTTGCTACCCCTACTGTTGGCACCCCGCCAAGCCGCATCCCGCCCATCCCGTCAAGCCCCAAAGTGAACGAATAAAGCGGCCT